GCGAGACGTCATCCCACCGAGCGATGCGGTAGACGTTGTTGAACCGTGGCCCGCTCTCGCCCATCCGCGGATCGGCGACGCTGTACTTCCCGCCGCCGGCCGCCGACTGCCCGCTGACCGCGCCCGCGGTCTCACGCCAGTCGAGAACCCCGTACTGGCTGTACTCGCTGGCGCCGGCCGCGCGCCGGGGATCGGCCACCGAAAAGGCGCCGTTGGTTGGGCCGCTCCGCCCGGCGATGGTGCCGGCCGACTCATCCCAGCGCTGCACGCCCATGACACCCGACTGCCACGCCGTTTCGGGCAGGATCAGGTAGTCGGCAAGGTGGCCGTTGTCGACGCGCAGGCGGTTCAGGCTGCGCCAGTCGCTGCCGGCTTCCACGAACGCCAACCGCACCCACGTCCGCCACTGGAGCGCAGGCACCCGGTGCATGGGCCCGGCCGCCGGATCGCCCGGCAGCGGCATCCGCTCCAGCACTTCACCGACGCCGCGCAGGCTCCGCTTCGGCGGCTCGTAGAGGAACGGTGGCACCTTCTCGCGGTGACGGGCGACCAGCAGAAAGCGCTTGCGGCTCTGGGCCAGTCCGCCGATCTCGCCGCAGTCGTGCGTCGTCTCGGCGACGGCGTATCCGTAGCGGCCCAGGAGCGCGCTGATCTGGTCGAGCAGGTGGCGGCCGCGCGTCATGATGCGGGGCACGTTCTCGAAGATCATCAGCTCCGGCGGGTCGTCCGCCCACGCCTCCAGCGTGAGCCAGATGCCGCGCAGGGTCAGGCGGTTCAGGGCCTGGTACTTGGCGGACGTGCTGCGCGACTGCGACAGCAGGCCGGAGAAGCCCTTGCACGGCGCCGACAGGAAGACGATGTGCGGGCGTTCACCACCGGCGGCGCCCTGGATGTCAGCGGCGGTCGCCTCGCGCCAACCGGCCGGCGGCTCGGAGCCGTGGAAGGCCCGGTACTGGTCGCGGTCGAACAGGTCCAGGGCCGCACAGGGCGCACCGGCAAGGCGCTCGAAGTCCCGCGCGGCGGCCGCGTCAACGTCCACGCCGCCGATGCAGCGGAAGCGGGCGCGGAGGTTGCCGACACGGGCGGCGCCACGGTTGAAGCCGCGCGCGCCGCCGCCTAAGCCGCAGAACAGGTGGAAGTGGCGGATCTCGACGTCGGCCATGATGGGGCGGTGGTGCATCCCGATTACTCCGCCGCCTGAGCCGGCGCGGCCGGCGCCGTCGCTTCGGCATGCGTCACCGCCCGGCCGTCCGTCAGGACCCACGTCCCGCCGCTCTTGGCCTTCCCCAGGTCCGGCACGATGCCGGGCGCGGCCGTCATGGAGATCAGGGCCGGCGTGCCGCAGCCCTTGAGCATCCGGAGCAGGCCGCCGCGGCTCTTGCTGTCGAGCACGTCCGCCCGGTCGATCAATACGGCGCTGGAACCGTCCACCTGGGCGACGGCCACCTGCAGCGTGACGGCCGCCCGCCAGACTTGGCTCTCCGACGAGAAGGGCTGCAACGCCGGCCGAATGCCGTAGATGACGCTCATGTCTTCCTTCACCTGCACACGCGACCAGCCGGCGGCGTCCGACAGCTTCGCGAGGCGCTCGTTGAACTCGGAGAGGACACGGGCGAGGACGCGCTGGCGCAGGCCGTTGGGCTTCATGATCTGCACCACGGCGGCGAGGCGCGTGATCTCGCTGTGGAGGCTCCGGGCCTCCCGCCAGCGGCGGAAGTCGCCGAGCGTCTTCTGGGCCGCCTGCACCTTTTCCCGCGTGGCCTCGACGGCTGCTGCCGCGCCCTCGGCGCCGGCGGCTTCGGCCTCCAGCTGCTCCAGCTTTGCCTTCGCGTCCTGGATCGCCACAACCGCGCGCTTGGCCTCGTTCGCCCGCGCCGCCGCCTCGTGCACGGCACGCTCCGCCCGCTGCTCCGCGAACTCGGCTTCATGTCGGGCCTTGCGCATCGCCTTGATCTCGGTCTCGCTCGGTGCGGGGCCGGGCGCCTTCAACTCGTATTTCCGCGCCGGGCCTTCGCGATGCTCGATAATGGCGACGGCCTCGTTGCAGTGCGGGCACGGCTGCTTGGGGTGGCGGCCTTCGTCGGGCTTCGGCGTCTGGCGCAGCGCCTCGATGGCCTTGGCGTGGGCGGCCTCGGCGTCGTCGAACGCCTTGTCCAGGGCGTCGACGTCAGGCACCGCGCGGCCCGCCAGCTCGCGCACCCGCTCAAGCTCGGCGGTCCCGGCACCCTGGCGCTTCAGCGCCTCGTCGCGCTCGGCTTCGGCGGCGGCTACGGCCTGTTGAAGCTCGGCTTCGTCCATGTGTGCCGGGTTCGCGGGAAGATCCGGCTTCCAGTCGGAGCCCTTCTTGGAGCCGTACTTCTCGCCGGTGGTCTTTTCCCATGCGCCTTTCAGCTTCGCGCCCTGGTCGGCCAGATCCTTCGACGCACCGTCCCAGCCCTTGCCCTGGATGCGCTTCCAGATGCTTGCGCACCACGCGAGCGTGTCGTCGCTCGCCTCCATGTCGCCGATCATCTTGCGCAGGCTCTCGACGGCCACGTCGTCGCCCTTCGGCGGAACGAGGATGCCGGTCGTCGTCACCGCCTCCACCAGGTCGGCGAAGGAGGGCTCGGCGCCCAGCACCTCGATCAGGCGCGCCGCCCGGTCCTTGGCCGGCAGATCGGTCAGCCGCACCAGGCCGGCCGCGATGTCCGACGCCTGCGGCGCCTTGCGGTCGGTGACAACCTCGCACTGCGGCCAGGAGACGGACACGCTGCCGCCTTCGGTGGCAACGGTGACGGCGGCTTCAGTGCCGGCGCCATGCACCAGCGTCCCGGCGTCCTTCTTGTTGAGCCCCGCCGGCAACGGCTGGCCGGTGAGCGCTGCGGCGACGGCGGCCTGGATGCTCGACTTGCCGGCGCCGTTGGGGCCGATGACGAGGGCGAGCGGCGAGGAGTTCAGGTCGACGTGCTGGATGCCGAGGTAGTTGGTCAGGGTGACATGCATGGTGCGCTCCTGTAGCGGATCGTCTCAGGGCTGGAGCCGGCACCGCGCCGGGGCATGGCGCGGGAGGGCGGGGAGGGGAAGACCTGCCGGCTCCAGTCCCGAGACGGCGGCCCGAGGGCCGCGCGTCCGGGCTGCTGCGTCAGCCGTCGCCGAAGGACAGTTCTTCGTCGTCGGCCGGCGGCGGGTTCTGCTCGTCGTGGATTTCGCCCGTCTCGGGGTCGTGCGGGGGATCAGCAGGCGGCACTTCGGGCTGCTGGGCCTGCTTCTTGGCGGTGGGCTTCTGGCTCTGGCTCTGGCTCTGCGCCGGCGGCGGCGTCTCTTCCTGCTGCTGGGCAGGCTCCGCCTGAAGGCTCACGGCATCGTCCCATCCGCTGGGCATCTGACCGCTCGCCAGGGTGTCGAGCTTGCCGAGAGACGTGGGCTTGGGCTGCTGCTGCGCCACCGACCACGAGCCGTCGCGCTGCCGCTCCATCTCGATGTCCTGCAGCTCTTCGGCCGTCTGCATGCCCATCAGGGCCTCGGGACAGTAGGCGCGCCCCCACCAAGCGCCGGCGCGGTAGCGGAGCATCTGGTCGGGCATGTTTTTCCACTTGGGGTTCCGGTTGAACCAGCCCTCCGCCTTGGCCGTGGCGATGTCGACGCGGAGTTCGCGCTTGGTGCCGCCCTTGAGCATGCCGATGGCCGTGCAGCCGCGGTGGTCACCTTCGCCGTCAACGATGAGGTCCAGCGGCTCATCCAGGCGGCCGGACGTGTTGATGAGCGCGATGGCCATCTGCCCGTAGAGCGCCGGTTTTCCGTCCGGGCTCATGTAGATGTTCTGAAGGAACATGAACGGGTCGACGTTGAGGCGAAGCGCCATCTGCACGCCGACGAAGCAGCCGGCCGGGTTGTTGTGGAACTGCTTGGGCACGAGGCCAGAAGCGGCGAAGACGTTGGCGACGCGCCAGATGTGGTTGAACCGGTTGGTGTCGAGCAGGTTGGAAAAGCTGCTGGTGTCGGTCACGGGCAGCGCGTTCGGCTTCTCGCCCTGCTGCAAGGTAAGCGCGTTGGTTTCGGACATGGGATCAGGCCCTCTTCTCGGTGATGCGGAAGCTGCGGTAGCTGGTAGCGGCGACGACGTGTTCCTTGCGGTTCACCATGCCGGCGCTGACGTTGAAGCCGTTGACGAAGGCGCGGGCGGCGCCGCCGATCTTGGTCAGGATCTCGGCCTTGGCCGCGTCCTTCCGGGCCTTGGCCTCCTTCTCCGCCTGGCCGGCGGCCTTGTATTCGGCGCACAGGTCGGGCAGGCGGTTGTCGTCGGTGAGGTCGACCGGCTCCGCGCCGTCTATGGTCGCGTACAGCCGCATGACGGCCGCCGCGTCGATGTTGAAGTCCGGCGCCGGCGGCACACCGGCCTCGACGGAGGCCCAGAATTCGCGGATGGCGCCCTCGATGCGCGCGATCGCGCCCTGGTGGCGCGGCACCTTCAGGCGGAAGAGGCGGTTGCCGCCGACGCAGGCGATCAGCCATCCGTGCGGAGCGTCGGGCCTGCACGCAAGCTGGTGCTGCACCTGGATCAGGTAGTAGATCGGCGCGTCGAGCAGTTCCCCGCCCTCGGCGGTCCACTGCTGCTTGAAGATCAGGCCGTCGACGTTCTTGATCTCGACCGGCGCGCCGTCGTCAGCGTCCTCGAAGTCCAGGCTGCAGCCCATCTTCGGCACCGTCGGGTGCGTCAGGTATTCGGGCACATTGCGCAGGTTCCAGTTCCAGCGCTCCGCCGCCCAAGCGGCGATGGCAGGTTCCAGGTGGCGGCCGGCGTCGATGCGCTCGCC